GGCATAGCTGAAAAGGTTAAAAGGCTCAGGGAAAAAGAGCTGGAGGCCGAACAGCTAAAGCAACGTCTACAAGCGCTTGAGCAGCAAATGCCAAAACAGGAAAGGCCAAACGTGCCGAAGGAGCCTGACCCGTATGCCCTGAGCGATCAGGAATACCAGCAGCAACTCCGACTGCGCGATGAAGCCATAGCTAGACAGGCTGCGTTTGACGCACAGCAGCGCTTTCAACAACAGGAGGCGCAGCGTTTGCAGCATGAACAGCTGATGAAAGAGCAGGAGGCTTTGAACGAGAAGGTATCTACCTACTCGCAGCGAGCTGTCCAGCTTGGCATTTCTAACGAGGAGTTACAGGCAGCAGGTAATGCTGTCGCATCGTTCGGAATCGCAGATGATGTAGTCAACTATATTTTGGATGACGATCTGGGACCGGCGATAACGAAGTACCTCAGTCAGAACGTGACCGAGCTAGACACCATCCGAGCAATGAGCCCGGCGCAAGCTGCTGTACGGATAGCTACTCATGTACGAGAAAAGGCTGCTGCATTAAAACCTAAAGTAAATGCCGCTCCTGATCCGGTTAATCAGCCAGCAAAAGCTGGTGTTGCGCCTAAAGCGCGAGGACCGAAGGGGGCAATGTTTGAATGAATGAGGTGATCCGAAAATGGCTAATAATCTTAACAGCAACGTCACCCGGAAGGTGGCTCGTGTCTTTTTAGAGGCATTCGAGTCCAGCCGGGTTGTTACTAAAACCGTTGACACTCAACTCCTGAGTGGCAAATTCAACCCTTCAAGTGGTAGCACTGTAGACTTCAAGCGTCCGCACGACTACAACTCCATCCGTACTTCTGGCGGTGATATTTCATCGTCCACTAAGTCAGACATCATTGCTGGTAAAGCAACTGGTACTGTTCAGAACTACTTCACCGTAGCTACCGAGTGGGGCAACGTGGAAGAAGCTCTTGAGCTTGATCAGTTGGAGCAGATCCTTGCTCCTATGGCTCGACGCATCGTGACTGACCTGGAGATCGATCTTGCCAGCTATATGCTCAAGAACTCTTCTCTGAAGTATGGTTCTCACGGCACTGCCGTTGACGCATGGGGTGATGTCGCAGGTGCTGGTGCTTTGATGGACTCTATTGGTGTGCCTGCTGCTGCAGAGCGCTACTACCTGATGAATCCTTTCACCACTAGCGCACTTGCTAACGTACAGAATGGCCTGAATGCTTCAGATCAGCTGGTCCGTACCGCTTGGGAGAATGCACAAATCTCTCAGAACTTCGGTGGTATGCGAGCTCTGACTTCTAACGCTCTGGCTAGCTTTACTTCTGGCACTGGCGCTGACCGTGAGGGTACTCTGAATGGGGCTCCTGATGCGACTTACGTCACAGCGAAAGACACTATGACTCAGACTCTGGCTGTTACTGGATTCACTTCTGGTATGGTTGTGAAGGCTGGTGATATGGTAACTATCGCTAATGTAAACCGTCTGAACCTAGACACTCGCACAGCTATGATCGATGCCTCTGGAGCCAACGTGGCTTGGACAGGTGTTGTGACTGCTGATGTCACTCTTACTGGCGGTGCGGGTAACATTGTCGTTGCTGGGCCTGCGATCTATGAGGCTGGTGGTCAGTACAACACTGTAGACGCTGCACCAATTAGCGGTGCTGCGGTTACTATCCTGAGTGCTTCAGCTACTCTGTACCAGCCAAACCTGTTCTTCACTAAGCAGGCTTTCGGTATGGGTACTGTCAAGCTGCCTAAACTGTACTCAACTGACACTATTGCGACTACCGAAGACGGTATGAGCATCCGTGTTTCTAAGTACGCAGATGGTGACGCTAACACCCAGAAGATTCGTTTTGACTTGTTGCCTGCATACGCAACATTCAATCCGTTTATGGCTGGACAAGGCTTTGGTGTCTAACTCTCCTTTGAGTTTATAGGGGACTTCGGTCCCCTACTTTTTTATGGCAAAACCAAGAAAAGGCAAAGCTAAGGTCAAGGTAACCGCCAGCGGCAAGAAGGTCTCCTATGGGCAGGCTGGCAAAGCCAAAGGAGGTGGTCCTAGAGTTAAGCCGGGTACAAGTAAGGGTGATTCCTATTGTGCCCGGTCTCTTGGCATCAAGAAAAGATTGCCAAAGGAAAAGCAGAACGATCCCAATACTCCCAACAATCTGAGTCGCAAGCGCTGGAAATGTAAAGGCGCTAAGTCGATGAAGGGAGCTAAGTTTGAGTAACTATACGAAACCCAAACTCAGAGAGCGCATCAAGAACAGAATTATGGCTAGTGACAAGGGCGGCAAGCCCGGTCAGTGGTCAGCCAGGAAGAGCCAACTGCTTGCTAAGGAATACGAAAAGGCGGGCGGCGGCTACACTGGCAAGAAGAGCAAGGCTCAGAAGGATCTGTCCAAGTGGACCAAAGAGGATTGGGGAACCAAGTCCGGCAAGAACTCCACTCAGGGCAAAGACGCTACCGGGGAGCGATACCTTCCCAAGAAGGCGAGAGACAAGCTGAGCAAGAAGGAGTATGAGGCCACTTCACGCAAGAAGCGGGCTGATATGAAGAAGGGCAAGCAGCATTCCGCGCAGCCGAAGAAGGTTGCCAAGAAGACATCTAGGGCTAAATTCGAGTGAGGTGATCATGCCAAACGTAGGCGGTAAGAAGTTTCCATACACGAAAGAGGGTATGAAGCAGGCTGAGAAGGCCCGCAAGAAGAAGCGCAAGCGATCTCCTAGAAAAGACATGAGCGGGAATACCTACGAGTAATGGCTACAGTCGCGCAGGTTGCTAAGGCAGCCTTACAACGGATATTGGTACAGGCTAGTGAGTCTCCACTGCAGCCTGATGAGTATAGTGACTTCATCTTTGCTATGAACAACTATATGAGCGAGCTAGACGCCCAGGGCATCCAGTTGGGATACACAGAGGTCTCTGACCTGGGTGATACCGTAACGATCCCCACAGGGGCTCTCAGGGGCTTGATCGCTAACATGGCGATAGAGGTGGCTCCAGATTACAACGGGGTGATCTCGCAGGGGCTGGTGAAGGCTGCGCGTGATGGCTTCAATACCATGAGGCTGCTCGGTCAGAGCATGGGCGAGACCAAGATGCCCGCAACCCTGCCGATTGGCTCAGGCAACGAAGATACGCTCTTCGGCTTCCCCGGACATTTTTATCCAGAGTCAGAAGAGGATATCCTTGCGGAGTCCACTGGCTCGATTGGTTTGGAGCTAAACACAAATGGATAGATCACAGGGCAGGAAGAAGTCCGATTTTGTAGCGAAGACTTCGGTAGAGGCTGGCGCTTACGTTGATTACTTTGTCAACGGCACGAACTACAAGATCGCATATAGTGACTTCCTTGCAGGATTGGGTGTCACCGGGACGATTGTGCAGGCTGGCGCTCCCACTGGCATAGCGGTTCTGGATATTGATGGGACCGTAAACAAAATCAGAAACATCGAGAGCGGCGCGGGCATACTGGCTAACATATCTGCCCAGAATGGTGTAGAGATCAAGCACAACTTCTCTGCCGACTCCACTGGCGCTCCACTGTTACTTAACGTAACGGACGCAACTCCTGATATAGCGAGTATTGTTGGAGGAAACGGAATAAGCGTAACATCAACAAGCAACTACGTTACGATTGACGCTGAAGCGCAACCATACGCTCAGGTTAGTGTTCAAGGAAACACTGGAGAAACAACAATATCAACTGCTGGTACTCCCGTTAAGGCTTCTGCAACCTATGTTGTTGGCATACAGTCTGGATTCACAGGAGATACAACAGGAAAGATTGTCTACAACGGTACTTCTGCGAGAGTTGCTGCTGTTCACGTTAGTGCTACGTTTAGTCCTGTTACTTCAAACAATCAAGAAGTATTCATACAGGTTGCTAAAAACGGAACAGTTGAAGCTGGCAGCAAAATAACCAGAAAGGTTGATTCGGCTGAGTCTGCCAATGCTTCTACGTTTTTCAATGTTTCCTTGTCTCAAAATGATTACATTGAGCTTTATATTGGTAACGACACGAGCACAGATAATGTTGTTTTGATTGATGCAATTGTGGGTATTGTGAACTAATGCCGAAGGTTATTTTGCCAATAGCTAACGGATATTATGAGAGCGATTCTCTGCCGATATCGGCGCAGGAATGCACTAACTTCTATCCGAATATAGCTCAGGCTCCTGCGTTAAATCAGGAGACTCTGTTTGGCACTCCCGGTCTTACACAAGTAGCTAGCGCAAGTGACATCAGTAACTGCCGTGGCGCACATGAAATGAACGGTGTGCCTTACTTTGTTATTGATGGAAAGCTATACAGTATGTCAGCCAGCTATGTTCTAACAGATCACGGTCAAATAGACGGATCTGGCAGAGTATCAATGGCTGACAATGGTACGCAGATGCTGGTTTTAGTGCCGGGAGGTAACGGCTACATTTACAACCACGTTACAGATTCCTTCTCCCAGATTACGGATGCTGACTTCACAGCTAACGGTAACCCGCAGCAGGTAGTCTATATAGATGGTTATTTTTGTCTTACTACAGATTCTAAGAAGTTTATCGTTAGTGCACTGAACGATGGTCTCTCATACAACGCGCTAGACTTCGGTACTGCTGAGTCAGACCCGGATGAGATTGTTGCTCCGGTTGTATTTAAGAACCAGCTATTTATCGGCGGTTCGCAGACGATAGAAGCATTTCAAAACATTGGCGGTGCTGACTTTCCGTTTCAGCGGACAGGGTTGTTCTTGAGCAAGGGCATATCGAGCCCGTTTAGCATTCAGTCAATACAGGATACGTTTGTGTTTGTTGGCGCTGGTGCTAACGAGTCACCGGCCATCTGGGCTCTGAATGGTAACAGCGTAGCAAAGATATCTACGACTGCTATAGACAAGGAGCTCAGCGAGCTGACTGAAACGCAGGTAGCAGACATATTTAGCTGGGCATACGCAGAGAAAGGCGCGTACTTTGTTGGCTTTGCGTTGCCTGGTACTACGCTGGTATATGACACGATTAGCAAGCGATGGCACGAAAGGAAGTCATTTGTAGATGGTTCTCTTGGTGCTTATCGCGTAACTGCGTTGGTTAGGGCGTACAATCAGTTGTGGGCTGGTGATCTGGTAGATGGGCGCATAGGTCTTTTAGATCAAGACACTTACACCGAGTACGGCACAGAGATACGCAGGACAATAGTTACTCAGCCTTTCCAGAACAATATGGAGTCTTTCGTGCTGCCAGAGCTAGAGCTTACCGTGGAAAGCGGCGTGGGTAATTCTGATGCGATGGACCCAAAAGTAGGCTTAGAACGCTCAACAGATGGTAAAATATGGTCTGATGCCAGATACCGCAGTATTGGCAAGACCGGAGAGTACAACCGCCGGGTGATATGGAATCGCAATGGCAGGGCATCGAGGTTTGAGCTTTTCAGGTTTAGCATGAGCGAGCCCGTCAAGCCGGTGTTCATTCAGATGACCGCAGATATAGTGGTGACGCAATGAGCTACAAGCTGAACGCGGCTCAGCCGATTGTTGATGCTAACGGGACGATGGAGCAGCCCTTCAGGCAGTTTACGCAGGAAGCAGCCCTGTCTATACCGATAACGGGTGCAGGAAGCCCGGAGGGTGTAGTTGAAGCGGTACAGTTTAGTTTATATCTCGACACCACTGGGAGCGCGGGATCAATTCAATATAGAAAGATGCAGCCCGAGATCGGCGGTGACCGTACCCGTGGCTGGATAGCGGTTTAGGAGAACAGATATGGATCCGATAACTATTGGGCTAGCTTTAGCGGGTGCAACAGCTGGAGCCTATGGCGCTAGGCAGTCCAGAAAAGCTGCAGAAGGTCAAACAGAAACTTCAGAACGTATGCGCCGCGAGGCTATGCAGGCCATTCAGAACTTCGGTCAAAAGGCGTTAGAGCCATTAGCTCCAGCATATCAAAGGTCTCAGGATATTCGGCAAGAAAGCGCAAACAGGGCGCTAGCTTTGGCTGGTTCAATGTTCAGACCACAGCTAGAGCAATTCCGGGAAGGTAACTATATGGCTCAGCAGAGAATCGCTGAAGCTCAGCCATTTATGCAGTCTGCAATACTCGGAACTGGTTCATTGGGATATATGCCGCAGGCCCAGAATGTCGGCGGTCAGTTAGATTATTCAGTGCTAGCGCCTTTGGGAGTGGTCAACACAGCAGATCAAGCTCCTCCAGTGCAGATGCAGTTTACTCCTGTTCCGGGCGGTCAGGGACAAGCCACACAACAAGCCACACAACAAGCAGCCGCGCCAGTTGATCAAATGCAACAAGCAATGCTGACATTCCAAACAGATGGGCAGATACCGTGATGATTAGAGGTAAGCGAGAAGATACAGAAGGCGTAAGAGAGGCCGAGTTTATTGTTCTCGATTTCATAAAGTCTACGCCAAATGCCACGGTCCCAGAGATCGCTAGGCTTATTGATGATGTCGGCGCTGATCTTAATTACATTGCAAATGTGATGGGTGTTGATCCGGCAGTTGCGAGGCAGGCTTATGATCAGGTTATAACTGATGCGCCTCCTATCGAGCAGGTTATTGAGAAGCAGGTTCAATCTGAACCAATAACTCCTCCTACGCGCCCGTTGGATAAGGTAATAGATACATCACGCCCAGCATTCAAGCAGGAAGATATAAACAGGGCGGTAGGTGAGCTTTCCAGTGGTGCTAAGACTCCAGAGCAGGTTGCTCAAGAATACGGCGTTAGCGTTGATTACGTTAATAACAATCTTGGCAGAATACAAAATCAGGTGTTTGATGATTTGCTGTCTGGAGCAACAACCGCTCAACAGGTAGCTGACCAGTATGGTTTAGGGCTTGATTTTGTGAACAGCGCGTTTGACAGAATGAGGCAAGAAAGAGGGCTGATTCCTGAGACTCCAACATATGATCCTCCGCCTCCTCCGGTTGTTTCGCCTCCTGTGACTACGGTTCCAGATGCGGTTGATCCAAACCTTCTGAGAAACGCGCAGACAGGCGGTATGGCTGGCGCGCAGCTACCTGTAGGTCTTGCAGCAGCAGAACAGGCTGCGTTAGGCGGCGCAGGAAGGGCTACAGGGCTTTTAGGTACTACCGCAGGCGCAGCAGGCAGAGAACTTACTGCTGGCACACTGGGCGGCATAGGAGCCCTGAGAGGCGGTATAGGCCAAGCCAGACAAGACATAATGCAGGGTACTCAAACTGGCATAGGCGCTCTCCAGCAGGCTCTGGGAGGCGCTAGAGCGGACATTGAGTCAGGATTTGCCGGAGGCCGCGCAGATATACAGCAGGCTCTTGCTCAGTCCAGAGGCGATATTCAATCTGGGTTTGGAAGAGCTGAGGCAATGTTTGATCCATACGCTCAGGCTGGCGGTCAGGCGCTACAGCAGCAACTGGCGCTTTCGGGTGCGTTAGGCCCAGAGGCATTCCAGCAGGCGTATCAGGAGAGCCCACAGATGCAATTCCTGCGAGAGCAGGGTGAACGTGCAGCTCTTCGCACAGCAGCCGCGAGAGGCGGTCTGGGAGGCGGTAGAGTCATGCAAGAGCTGACCCGGTACGGAACCGGATTGGCTTCGCAGGATTTACAGAACCAGATAGCTAACCTTCAGGCGTTGTCAGCTCAAGGGCTCGGCGCCAGAGGCAGTGCGGCTAATATTGCCACAGGCGGCGCTCAGCAGCTTTCGGGATTGGCCGCTGGTGCTGGTCAAAACTTGGCAAATATATCTACTGGTCAAGCTCAGCAGCTTGCAAATTTGGGTGTGCTTGGCGGTACTTCTGGTCTGCAGGCAGCTACTCAGCAGGGTACGCAGTTGGCTAACCTGGCGCAGCAGCTGGGAACCACTGAGGCTGATTTACTCACCGGGTTGGGTGCAGGCCGCTCAAACATTGCGCTGGGCATAGGTACTCGCGCAGCAGACTTAGCGGCTCAGACAGGACTGAACGTAGCAGGCATGAGAACTCGCGCAGGCGAGCAGCTCGCAGGTCAGTTTGGTACGGCAGCGTCTCAGCTTGCTGATCTACAGCAGGCTCAGGGAGCTGGAACGGCTTCTATGATCGGAGCGCAAACTAACTACATGAACCAGTTACAGCAGGCAGCAGCAGCAGGTGATGCGGCAGCACAGACTGAGTTGGCGGTATTACAGGCCAACATTAATCAAGGTATAGCTAGTAACTTGGCAGGCGTACCAGCAGCACAGTTTGTTCCTCCTCCAAACGCAGCAGGAAGCATACTGCAAGGCGCTGCATTGGGTTATGAGTTTGGGCAAGGGCTAACTCCTTCAACGCAACCACAAACGACTTACCCAGTATCTAATATGACCCAGATGACAGGAACTGCTCCGGCTGGATATCAAGCTTATAACCCGTTTGGCATATCAAGGATAACGTAGGATAAATAAATGGCTGACAATTCATCACTACTAGGCGGCAGAATGCCAATGCAACAGCGTAGGCCAGATGTTCCTACTTTGCTTAGAGGATTGGGCGCTGCTGCTACAGGTCAAGTCCCGCAGTTTCGGCAGCAGATGCAGGCAGAAGAGCAGCAACGCAGACAGATGGCATTGCAAGATATTCAGATGCAAGACATCCTTACAAAGTCAGCGGCTCAAGATGCGTTAGCTATACAGGGATTCGCTAGAACAGGAAACTTGCAAGGAGCAGCAGATATATTGGGAGACAGGGCAAATTTGTTATCAAATATAGGCGCTGACCCTAGCTCCACAATGAGATTGCAAGAACAGCTAATGTCTGGAGGTTTTGAGGCTATTCTTCCGCAGATAAATACAACGGTTCAAAATGCAACTCGAATGGGCCTGATAAAAGGCGATGAGTTTGTGGGCGTTGAGAAAGGAGTAGCAATGTTTCGAACGCCGGGAGGAGGAATTAGAACACAGCCGGTTGCTGGAATTCCTGCTACGTCTCCTGAAGAAATTAGAAAAGCCGAAACAGATTTAAGAAAAGAGTTTAACGCTCTGCCGCAAGTAAAAGATTTTGCAATTAGGAGTAGCGCTCTTGATACGGTATTGGCTTCCGCAGAAGATCCTAGCCCTGCTGGAGATATCTCTTTGATTTTCGCATATATGAAAATGCTAGATCCAAATTCTGTTGTTCGTGAGGGAGAGTTTGCAACAGCCCAAAGCGCAGGATCAGTGCCGGAAAGTATCTGGGCTAAGTACAATCAAGCTGTAGAGGGAACGAGGTTGGCTCCTACTGTTAGGGACGATTTTGTTGATAGAGCTAAAAGGCTTTATAACTCAAACGCTGCATCGTTCGGCAGGGTTTATCAAAGATACGAGTCGCTCGCCAAGAGAACTAGCTTGAATCCAGAGAATGCTCTTATAGATTATCGAGAATCTTCACAAAGACCGTCATTACCATTATCAGCAATATCTGCTGGTGTATCTCCAGAGGTATGGTCTGCAATGACTGAAGAAGAGCGAGCGTTGTTCTAAGGAATTATTATGGCAGATCAGGAAGAGATACAAAGGCGGCGCGAGCAAGCGATTCAGAACGCTAAAGCTAGACTACAGCAAAGATCGTCTGCTTCTATTGTTGGTGCTTCCGATGTTGCGCCGAGTCAAATTGTTGGCGCTCTGCCTCCTGCTGATCTGGAGGCAAGAAGACTAGCAGCTATTGAGAGAGCGGCAGACGCTTCTGAGTCAGCTAGATATGCCTCAGAGAGAAGGGCCGCATTTGAGCAAGCGCCAGAAATTTCAATGACTGGTATTGAGTCTATTATGACTCCGCTTCCTGAAGATGCTGGGATTATGCAACGTTTGGGTAGACAAGCTAAAGGACTTGGGCTAGGTGCAGTTGGTCTTACTACGTTTGATCCGTTTGAGTTTGGTCAAATGCTAATGAGGCAAGACCCAAACATAGGAGTCGTACAAACTCCAGAGGGAGAATTCTTAGCTGTCAATCGCCAGACTAATCGAGTCGTTTCTTTGAACAAGCCCGGCATCAGCATGATGGATGCTATGCAAATGCTTGCAGCAGTTGCTCCGGCATCAAGGGTTGCTTCGGGAGCTACTATACCGGGAAGAATGGGATTAGAGGCCGCAACTCAATCAGGAATAGAAGCGGCTCAAACTATCGCTGGAGGGCAGTTTGATCCTTCAGAGGTTGTTCTTGGTGCTACAGTTACAGGTGCATCTGACATTGTTCCGCGGGCATATCGAGGAGTAAGAGAAATGCTTGCCAGAAGAACGCCCGAAGAAACCGGAATGAGGCAGGTAATATCTGAGGTTGGCGAGGCGGCTATAAGCGAGCAGCCTTCAAGGGTAGCAAGAGCAGCAGAGACTGTTAGAGCCGATCCCACGCTTGTCGCATCGGCAGAAAGACTTGGCGTTGAGCAGGCTGTTCCAATAAGCGCATTGTCAGGTAACGAGCAGTTTAGAGCGGTTCAGGCGGGACTGACAGCGAGGCTAGGATCAGACCTAGCTGACGATCAGGCAAATGCAATTTTAACGTTGTCCGAGAATGTCGCTAGAAGGATGGATGAATATGGCGCGGCAGCATCTCGTGGAGCATTTGATGATGTTATACGGGACAGGATACAAGATGATATTGCCGGGTTGGCTGAGCAATCAAACTACTTATACAAAGCCCTAGACAAAGCGGTAGACAGGTTTGGAGGAAAGTTTCAGACAGTAGAAACGCCAATTCTAAATTCATACATCGGTCAGCTAAATCAAGCCTACAGAAGCATGAATCAAATGCCTTCTGGTTTGAGAAACATATTTAACCAAATAACCGATCCAGAAGGAATATCCTACGAAGCGCTTGATCGTCTTAGAAGAGCCACAGGAGAGCAGTACGCTTCTGCTTTGAGAGGTTCTAATCCGTATCCTGATACCGATGTGAGATCACTTGGGCAAATCTATGACGTAATTACCCGGCAGCAGAACCAAGCTCTTGAGGGAATTGTCGGCACTAGGGCTCCTGAAATATGGGACGCAGCAAAAGGTTTAGTAGCACAGAGAAAGCAACTTGAAGAGCTTTCAATACAGTCTCTTGGCAAAGATTTAACCAATGACTTGATGCCAAAGCTAGAACAGTCTCTTGCAAGCATTACTAGAGGAAACATTCAGTCTTTTACCAGAAGGATCAACGGGATTCCGGAGGAGCTGAGGCCGCAGGCTGTGATTACTGCATTAAAAGGAATGATGCAGAAAACAGCTAGGTCTGCTGATGTTGATAAAGACTTTACAATGTCTCTCTCTTTTTATCCAAACTGGTGGAGACAGGTAAAATCGGATCAAAAAGTTTTTAATCTTGTTACCAAATATCTTGATCAAGAGCAAATTAGATTTTTTGATGATGTTGCGCGAATTGGCGGGAGCCTACAGAGAAGCATCCAAAAGCAACCGATGAATGGAAGGCTTGTTGAGTTTGTTGAGAATTTGGATCAGTCTGGAGGATTGATCTCCAGAATACTTGGCAGAATAGGAACGGATCGCGGGCCTGTTGGAATGGCTGCTAGAGGAGGCTCTGTTGTTTTTGACACATTAGTCGGAGCCGCAGGTAGAAGCGATGTAACACAAAGAATGTCAGACCTTCTGAGAGACAACAATTTTCGAAGATTGGTCATAAGAGGAGCGGAAGGCGATCCTGTGGATAGGGTTTCCGAAAGGTTGATAACATCAAGAGCTTTTACGAATTGGTATGATTCTTCTTCTAATGCCGTAAAGTCAGCAATTCAAGAGTTAGGAAGAATGGCTACTCAAGATATACCTAATGCCTCCGCTGAGAGAATACTTGCAGCAGGAGTTGCAGATTACTTTACCCGCTCTAACATTGATGAGATTGAACAATATTTTACTGGTGAAGAATAATGGCTAGATTTGGCGAGATAAACGCACAATACTTTGATGACGCTGGCGATCCGCTAAGCAGCGGTAAGATATATTTCTACGAGACTGGAACGACCACTCTAAAAGATACCTTCAGCGACATCAACCAGACTATTGCCAACACCAATCCGGTCATCTTGACTGCTGCTGGTAGGCAACCAAACATATTCTTTAGTGGTACTGCTAAGGCAATACTGGTAGACAAGAATGATGTGCAGATACTGGTCCGTGACCCGATAGGTCAGACTGCTAGTGTATTTGGTGACGGCTGGGTTGCTACGAAGATATACAGTGCTGATGCTGTGGTATTGGGTAGCGATGGTCAATACTACCGATCTCTTGCCGCAGGCAACCAGAACAATGATCCGACATCTACGTCAGGATACTGGACTCTTCTTTACTCAGTAGAATGGAACTCTGGCATAACCTATCAGGAAGGTGCTGTAGTCACCTATAACGGCGAGCAGTACCAGAGCCTCCAGAACACCAATCTGAACAATAATCCGTCCAGTGCGACAGCGTACTGGGTGCTACTGAGCTTTGCCTGGCTGTCTACCAGGACATACGCAATCAATGAAAATGCGGTAGGTACTGACGGCATTCTCTATACGTCTTTGCAAAACTCAAACACTGGCAACATTCCGGCAAGCTCTCCTGCCTACTGGGTAGGCACATCTGCGGCGGCAGCGGCAAGTGCTACGGCGGCGGCGGCTAGTGCTACAGCGGCAGCAGCTAGTGAGACAGCAGCGGAAACAGCAGAGACTAACGCAGCAGCGTCTGAGACGGCAGCAGCAGCTAGCGAGACAGCGGCGGCGGCTAGTGCTACAGCGGCGGCTACAAGCGAAACCAATGCAGCTTCTAGTGCCTCAGCAGCGTCTACAAGTGAAACTAACGCAGCGGCATCTGAAACAGCAGCGGCAAGCAGTGCCAGTGCAGCTTCTACATCTGAGACGAATGCGGCAGCGAGTGCTAGTGCGGCTTCTACTTCGGAAACCAACGCAGCAGCCTCAGAAACGGCAGCAGCGGCTTCAGAAACGGCGGCAGCGGCCTCAGAGAGTGCAGCGGCTACATCAGAGACCAATGCGGCTAACAGCGCGTCAGCGGCCTCTACAAGCGCCTCAAATGCGTCTACAAGTGCTACAAGTGCAGCCTCTTCAGCTACAGCGGCAGCGGGAAGTGCAACTGCGGCAGCAGGCTCAGCTACTTCAGCGGCTACTTCAGCAACTGACGCAGCGGATAAATATGACGAGTTTGATGATAGGTACTTAGGCGAGAAGGCATCTGATCCTACATTAGACAATGACGGAAACGCTTTAATCACTGGTGCGTTGTACTTCAATACGTCAACTGATGCGATGAAGGTCTACACAGGATCGGTCTGGCAGGACGTTGCCCCAGTAGCAACCACAGTCACTCTATCTCAGGTAACAGACTTCCCAACACAGTCAGGTCAGTCAGGTAAGTATCTAACTACCAACGGCACTGTACCTTCTTGGGAGACTCTCACAACAGACCCGACACTTGGAACTTTAACCAAGACCTTCACTACT